AAACAGTTGAAATGGAAGCACGCCGAGAACGAGCGGTTGAGACACCTACTCAGGGAGCATGGCCTTGAAGACATGGCTTGATAGAGGCGGAAGAGTGCCGGGGAGGTGGCTGGGGTAGACCAACCTCAGGGTCCGGGATCGAAGCGGTCGACAAACGGTTGAAACGTGTTCTGTGCTGGGGGAGCTTGGGAGAAGGACGTCGCCGCTCACTAGGCCTCGATCCCGGACCGTGACCCTCCTACGGTACGTAGGTTACGTGGTCGAGCACTGCGTCCAGCCAGCGCTGGATCGCATTCCCGAAGACGTAGCCGCCGACGAGCACCAGCAGCGCCAGCGTGGCCAGCAGGAGCGCGTACTCGACGGTGCTCTGGGTCTGCCTACAGCAAGCGCGCAACGGCCAGCGCAGCAAACAGCCCGAACACCACCGTGGTGCTCAGCGGCAGTACGCCCAGCAGTCCCAGAATGGCGAGGATCAACACGAGCAGGGCGATCAGCCAGCCGATGGTGATGGCGTAGTTACCCACGGTCGTTATCTGCACGGTCATCCTCCTTTGCGACGCGCACGATGCGCCAGCGGAACTTGCCCAGGACGTGGATCAGTAGCGACATGAACGCGCCCCCGAGCATGCCATCCACGAACGGTGGCGAATGCCCTGCCAAGTTGGTGAACAATTCGAACACGAACTGCACGCCATCAGGCCCGCGACTCCACGTAGATCACCGACACCGGCCCCAGGGCGTTGAACTGACTGCGCGAGAGCGTGTCGCCCACGCCCATGTAGCCCGGCGCGCTGTTGGCCACCCAGATGTCCGCGCCGCTGGTGCCACGGATGGCCATGAAGTGATACTGGGCCTGCGGGTTGATCGTGCCGGTGTTGGTCCTGGCAATGGCGTACGCCTGGTCGAACGTGCAGTAGGCCTGGCGCGCGATCAGCCCGTAGCTGGCGAACGTGTCGATGACGCACTGATCGCTCATGCAGCCATACGTCTCGTTGACGCAACTGGGATAGCCCATCCTTTCGCCAACAGCGTGGCGGGCGTCGTAGATGTCCGAGTCCTGGTACGCCGTGGCCGAGGCCTGGAGCACCCAGGTGCAACTGCACACCGAGCAGGTCCAGGAATGGGCCTGGTTCGGCATGAACCAGTCCGGGTCCCAGGTCACGCTTTTGGGTCGTCTGGCTCCTCATACTCCGAATCCAGGACGGGCGGGTCCGGGGTGACGCTCCCTTGCAGATTAGGATCCAATGCGTACAAAAAGGCTTCAACCGAACCTGCTCCAACCCAGTGGCCCTCCACGGCGGCCTTGAGCGCCTGGGTGAACAGCCCCTGCTGTTGCTGGAGCTGGGTGATCTGGGCGGCCTGGTCATCCGAGTACGGACTGGTGTCGGTCATGAGGGTGGCTCGTACGTATAGGCGTTGACGATCGGTACGGCCTCGGGTGGCAAATCGGTCGGATCACCATTGCCGTCATAGGTAAAGAGCTTCGACCCATCCACGAACGGCTGCAGACCAGGCGGTGGTGGCACTGGTATGGGCGGCACGGACAGGGATGGACCGACGACAGTCAGTCCGTTGGGCACCGGCACCCCACCGATGGTCAAGTCCTGTTCCAACTGTCCGAGATCAATGATCCGCCCCGATACGTCGATGCCCGTCACCGCTAGCTGTGCATCTGTCATCTTCGTTCCTCTGTGACCGTGAGGTGCGCTCCGATTGAGGCATCCATACTGAGCGTGCCAGCGGTGTTGTTGAGCACGTAGAACACGAAGCTATGGGTTCCAGCCGACAATCCCGCGATATACGTCCACGTGACGCACAGTGCTCCATTGGCTGTCGATACGGTATGCGAGCCAATACCAGCCGGCCCGCCGTCTATCGCAAGTCCGGTGAAAAAATTGGCTCCTGCCGCCGAATGATGCAGATTCACAATCGCCACCATGATCAGCCGCGCACCGGTAGTGATGACTGAATTGACAGCAATCGGTGTTGCGAGCCAGGACCCGACTGTTGTCGTGCTGAACGAAGGTAGCGCGTTGTACTCACCTAACAGCGCAGTAGCGGAATTGGCTGCCAGGTCCGCTGTTTGAATCGTGCCATCGGTAATCATCGCCGAGGTGATCGGCGGGATTTTGCTCGCGTCCAGGACGGGAATGGCTGACAGCGGCAAGATCAGCCCCTTGCCCGTCGAATGATCGTGCCCGTCAACGGCCAGCGCCAATGTCTGGACGTCTTCCTTCCTGAAGATGTCCGTGCCCGCCGTGGCGTACGGGAACTGCAGCGGTCCGGTGAAGTTGGTTGCGTTGGTGCGCGCCATTGCTAACAGTCGCTCCTTAGCTGGGTGGTGGCTCGACCGCGGTCCACTGCACGGCCTTGACAGTACAATTCAAGACAACAAGTGGCCGGCGCGCAGTGTCACCTACCGCCGGCCTGACACCAAGGGAGTGGACCCCTCGATGCGTTCTGAGATTACCGTTTTGCGCCCTCACGGGCTGCCGAGCGAAACGCGTTTCTGGATGAAGGTCTTGTGCGACCTGAGTACCGGTTGCTGGTTGTGGCAGGGCGACAGAATTTTCACGGCGCGCGGAAGAGGCGGGTACGGGATGTTCTACGTCAGTCGGCAGTACAAAGTCCTGGAGCAAGCACCCGGTCGTACCGTGATCGAAATTCTCGATGCGCGGCGCATGTATGCACATCGGTATTGCTGGGAGTTGCTCATCGGTCCAGTCCCCACCGGATACATCCTCTGCCACAGGTGCGACGTGCCTTCGTGCGTACGTCCCGACCACCTCTTTGTTGGCTCGCATCTCGACAACAACCGTGACATGTGGGCCAAAGGCCGAGCCAAACCACGGGGGCCGCTCACGCCGCTTACGGGCGCCGCGTGGCAACGCGCATACGCACAACGCAGCCAGCCTCGTGGAGAGCAGTTGTGGAATGCGAAACTGACGGTTGAACTCGTCCGAGAAATGCGGGCGTTGCGCGAATCCGGCGCGCCCCTTCGCAGACTCGCGGAGTTGTTCGGTGTCCACCTTTCGCTGGTACACCGCATCTGCACACGACAAGCTTGGGCGCATGTCGACTAGCTCGGCGGAGGTTCTACGGCGGACCATTGTACTGCCTTCACGTGCAACGATCCTCTCCATTGACGTCCAACCTCATCGAATGACTGACCCATCTTGTAATCCACAAAACTCAGGTACATGTTCTTCTCGTCGGGTAGCACGCACAGCACCGCGCCGGGGTTGTCGACCGCCGCCTCGACCTCGCTTCTGATCTGCAGGCGGCCCTTGCGCATCATCACCCCATCGCGCCGCACCAGCCCGTCGGCGCACAGGATGTCGCCCTCGAAGGTCATGATCCGCGACGGACGCAGCGCGTGGCCGATGGACACCGACGACACCGCGGGCGAGGCGGTGTTGACGGTGTTGTGCAAATGCACGCGGAACTCGGCCAGGATGGCCACCGTGCCGACCGGGAACACGTGTCGGTCGAAGGTACCGTGGCTGAAGTTGTAGCCAAAATCCGTGTATGACGTCTGGCTGGGGTCGGTCTTGTACTCGAGCGTCAGGTAGTTGTTGGTGTCCAGCCTGGGCCCGGTGACGGCCCACGAGCGCAGCGTCTTGCGGCTGGCCGAATAGGTGCCGTTCCACAGCGACAGGCGCACCCAGTCGTCGCCGGTTCGGAAGCGGTACACGCTGCACGCCAACGGGTTGTAGACGCACGGGTTGATCAGGCGCGCCACCGTCCCATCGGAAAACCCGATCATGGTGAACGTGTGGCCGGCCGGCGCGCCGATCGCCGTGGCCGACATGCGGCTCGGGTACTTGCCCGACCAGCCACCGTTGAGACTGCCGTGCCAGGCGTCGATGCGCTCGGGATTGGCCAGCACGTTGGTCAGCGTCTGGTACGTCGAGAACGTGCCCTGGATGATGAACGCGCCGAACTTCATCAGGTACGACGTGTTGGTATCCGGGTTCCAGATGCCGGCCAGGCTGAACATGCTGCCGACGCCGGTGATGCACGTCATCTGACCGCGCACGGGGCCGTCGTAGTCGGGCAGGCGCTCGGGCCCGATCTCCTCGAGCGCCAGGTCGGTGCCCAGGCGGTTCAGGTTGGTGCCGTAGCCGAAGTACAGGTCATTGCCGAACTGGCCGCGGCACTTTCCGTTGCGCGCGTTGGGGGCGTATTGCAGGAAAGGAAACAGTGGATGATCGTCGCCCGCGGCATCCAGCGTGTACAGCCCGTCCGTCTTGGCGATGATCAGCACGCCGCCGGCGGTGGCCTGGAGCGAGGTGATCGGCGCGCTCATGTCGCCCACGCGGAAGATCAGCGCGGTGTAGTTCGCCTCGTTGGTCGGGTCGGCGTTGGTGTCGCACTTTCGGAGCAGGTTGGTACTGTCCGCCCACCACCACTCGCGTGCGATGCGGATGAAGGCCAGCGCGCCGAAGGTGGCCATCGCGGTAAAGGTCGTGCCGTCGCTGGAGTACTGGGCCAGCACACCGTTGCCGAAGCCGACCCACACGCGCTGCACGCCGTCGAAGTTCGAGGCGAAGACGACCGCAGCGACGATGGTGTGGCCGGCGCCGAACTCGTGCGACACCGCCCAGGTGTTGGTCGCCGGCGTGTAGCGCAGGATCTGCGAGCCGCCCGCGGCGTACAGCGTGCTGCCGAGCTCGAAGAAGTCGACGATCTCGCCGTTGGCCTGACCCGTCGAATCGAGCACCTCGGGGCCCTTGCACCACGGCCACACACTCAGGTCGACGCCCATTGCCTCGGCGTAGCGGTAGTCCTGCCACTTGTGCTGAGTGCGCATGCCGAGGCCCATCGTGAGCGACTCGTACGGCTGCTCGCGGTCGGCCAGTGGCGACAGGTTCGCGTACGAGAAGTCGGGCGGATCGACGCTGGAGATATCCTCGGCTTTGGACGACAGCAGCGCTGGCTGATTGGGCCCAGGCGAGCCCAGCAGAAAGCCGGCGCCGTCGATCTTCAGCATGAACGGCCACGGCTCGCGCTTGGCATACAGTGACATCTCAGCCCCAGTACTGCCCCGCGAGCTGGCGCGGGGGCCCGAAGTAGCGACGGCGTCGGAGCGTGCGCTGCGGCAGTGGCGCGGTGAAGTGCTTGCGGGTCTCGTCGGTGAACCAGGCCGCGGCCGTCGCCTGGTCGCGGATGAGGCGCTGGTTGGCTTGCGGCTCGAGCAGGTGCGCGAACCTGCGCCAGGCGATGGTCAGTGCCGCGGCCGCCGCCCAGGTGCGCTCGACCGGCGCTTCGTCGGTCTCGAGCGTGAGCCCGGCCTGCTCGCCGAACTCACCACCACTCGCGCGGCAGTGGTCGTACGCCCGCTTCAGGCATCTGAGGTACAGCGTGTCGCCATCGACGAAGGTGGTGGTGCCCGTGTTCAGGTAGTGCGTTCCGCCGTCGCGTTCGACCATGCCGCGCACGACGTTCTCGAACGGGTCGATCATGTTGCGATCGTCGGGCGGGTGCAGCACGCCCACCTGGAGCACGTCCGACGGGTCCTGCAGCCAGGGACACACCACCGACAGATCGTGCCGATTCATCAGTGGCGTCGGGACGCACACTACCTCGACCACCAGCCAGCAGTTTTTCAGCCCGTCGTTGATCAGCCGGTGGGTCGTCGGCACGTCGAACGGGCCCAGCACTTCGAAGCGCTCGCCGTAGCCGGCGAGCCCGGTGTTCTCCAGGTCGTCGTAGATCTGTGTCTCCAACTCGGCGTAGGTGAAGGCCTCGAGGTCCTGGTACTCGGTGCCCACGCCAGGATCGGCCAGTGGCGGCAACGCCCAGGCCAGGTCGGGCGTGATCAGGCCCTGCGACGGGTCGTAGGCCTGCACGTAGCGGTGGCGGTCGGTCTGCTGCACCGCCTGCGGCCGGTAGAGCGGGCGGTCGATGAGCTGGTCCTGCTGCGGAATGCCGGATTTGATGGGGTACGCATCGCAGAACAGGCTGGAGAGATTCGAGCCGCTCGTCGCGCGCACGTCGTACGAGTCGGGTCCAATGTACGGGCCCGCCTCCACGCTGAAGGTGGAGCGGTATGCAGCCAGGCTAGGCATCAGGAGGTGGCCAGCACGTCGCCAGGCGCTTCGACCTGACCGTTGGGCGAGGGCTCCAGCTCAGCGAGCCGCTGCTGCAGTTGCGCCATCTGGCTGCGCAGATACGCCAGTTCGACCGTGCACTGGCCCAGCAAGAGCAGCAGGTCGTTCATGGTGTAGGGCGACTGGGCCTGAATCACGTGAGTCTCAGCCCGCATACAGGAGATCCTCGATGCTCACCGGTGTTGAGGCGAGTTGTGTGAAGAGCCATACGCCACCAACGCGCACATACAGTCGGCTATTGGTCGAATCAACGCGCAGCATGCCGTCGGTCGGCGCGCTCACGTCGCCATCTATCGCGGGGCCAGCCTTGACGCCGGTGGTCACGGCACCCGCGATGAATACGTTGCGCGGGCGGTTGGCGCCTCCGGAGGCGCCGATGTCGTAGGCGTTATCGGTTTCCGCAATAAAGTTGCTACTCGGGGTGAATTGCCACCCATTCGTCGTGCCATTCGTCCAGACAGAAAAGGAGCTCGGCGACTGCAACCAGCCCGGCCCGTAATGCGTCGGGGTATCTCCGATCAGTAGCTGGCTCGCTGCGAAGATGTAGCGGGGCCGGTTAGCTCCAGAAGTGCCGATGTCGAAGGAGTTGTCGGGCGAAAACGTCAGGTTCTGGGTGAACGGCAGTGTCAAGCCAGGGCTCAGCGTCCGCCAGGCCGTGTCGAAGTCTGTTGCTGAAGCCTTCGCCAGCACCGTGCCACTCGCACCACCCGCAGGAACGCCCTGACCGGTGGCTCCCTGGGCTCCCGCGGGACCAGTCGGCCCAATCGGTCCGGGCGGACCGGGCACCGTCGAGTCGGCACCGGGCGGTCCCTGAGGACCCATCGGTCCAGGTGGACCCACCCACGCCGGCGGATAGTCCGGCTGCAAGGAGGGCGGGGGTGGCGGCACGCCCGGCGGGACCAGTGGCGGCGCGAGCGGTCCACTCACTGGCTGCAGTGGCGGCGCCTGCACCGGCGCGATTGGGTTGAGGACCGGCGTCTCGGTCATTGCGTGATCAAGGCTCCTCGAGCGGCACCGTCGCGGTGATCTGCGTCTTGTTGCCCGCCTGCGCGACGACGATCTCGAGCACGTCGCCGAGATGCACGGCACTGCGATTGATGCGACCACCCACAAACCGGCCCGACGCCGCGCCGCTCAACGTCGGCCGACTCGCGGGATTGGTCCACACGCTCACGCCGTTGTTGAGCACGTCCAGGATCGTGGTCGTGCCGCCGCCCTGCGCCGCGGCGACGACCTCCCTGATCACCGCCGGACGTCCGGCGATCATCATGTCCAGCACCTGACCGTTGGTGTTGCCAGTGGCCAGGTAACCATGCAGGAAGCCCTGGATGGAGGAGGTTTTAGACGACGCCTGGACCGACATCGTGGATCATGCGTCCCTTCTTCTTGATGACAATCGACGGACGGTCCGTCGAACCCGCCGCGACGGCCCTGTCACGCGCCAGAACCGCGTCCTCGATCGCGCGGTAGGCCTGGGCGTATTCCTCGTCCGTGGCCCCGCCCAGCGCCTCCTGAGCGGCCTCTTTGGGCATGTTCAGAAACTGCTCGCCCTCGATCACGTGCGGACTGGGCCCGGCCTCAAGCGGGTCTAGGCAGTAGCCGTCCCTGGCGACGCGTTTGATGGAGTCCAGCAGCAGCAAAGAATAGACCTGGCGCACCTGGTCCTCGTCCTGGCAGTAGCGGCGCGTGCCGGAGATGAGCTCGATCCTGAAAAAACCCGGACCGAAGGTGCAGCCAGGACGGTGATTCATGCCAGGGTGGTGAACGTGCTGTTGGCACTCACGATGCTGTAGCCGGAACCGTTGGATGACGCGCGGTAGTTGTAGAGCTGCGAGTGCAGCAGGCCGGTGATGGCGACCGAGTGAGTCAGTGTCATCGTTGGGTCGTTGTAGTGCTGGCCGTAGCTCGTGGTCACGCCCAGGTCAATGTTCGAATCCGAGAGCACGCTGGTGGTCCAGGTGATGGTCACCGTGCCCGAGCCTGGCGTCGAGGACAGCACCGTCAGGCCAGGCGCGGGCATCTGCTCGAGCGGACGCGTGCCCAAGCCCTGGGCGCCATTGACCGCGTCGGTGGGCCAGTTGCCAGGCTTGCCGCCCGTCTCGTTGCCGCGCCAGTCCACCGGCGTGTGCGTCCACAACCCGCCCGCGTTGCCCGTTTGTGTGACGACGGCCATGGTCGACCTACTCCGTGGTATCCGTGGTCGCTGTGGTTTCGGCGGCCGCCACGGGTGGAGTCTCGGTGCCCGAAGCCGGCGGCAGGTTGGTGCCCGGACTGACCAGGTCGCGATACGTCTCCGAGTCGCTGATGGTCAGCTCGCCGGTGACGGTGTAGCCCAGCCGCAGGTACTGCTCAACGTTGGCCGCGGTGGTCACGAAACTGTCGCCGGCCGGCGTCTGGTAGGTGAAGTGCAGGTCACCCGGCGGGGTGGCCTGCGGCGCAACGTACGGGGTGGTCTGCGCCGCGTCGAGCCATTCGCTCATGCGCGTCTCCTTGCTTCGCGCAGCGGGTCGTAGCCCCGACCACGCGTCAACTTTGCTTCGAGCTCCTCGCCGCTCCCGACGGTCTCATCCGGCGCCGGCGGCGCGTCGCGCGGATCGAGCTTGACCGCGGGCAAACGCATCTTCAGACCGGTCGCCTGCTTGGCGTCCTCGAAGATCTCTTCGAGCTCGGCCGTGGTGCGTTCGCTGAGCGGGTTGTCCTGGTCCTCGTCGAGTACGTACTGCGGTACGCGCTGCGCGATGCGGCGGATCTGGGTGATCAGCCCGGCGCGTTTTTTCTGCTCGAGCACGATGCCAGGCCGAACATCCTTGACCCATTCTCTGGCTTCGTCCGGACGCAGGAAGACGAAGCCCAGGTCCTCGTACATGGTGCGGTTGTAGGGATCGGACTGGAGCTGCACGATGTCGCCGTCCGGCCGGCGATACCAGGAAAGTGGAAAGTTGTAGCTGAGCCCGCTGGTCGCCACGCCGGAGCTCGGCGCGGCGCGCTGCTCGAGGCGCTCGAGGAGATCAGTCACTACCCGACACCTTTCGCCCAGACTCCAAACGTTGGCCTCATCATCTGATGTCCAAAAATGACTTCACTGGCCAGCTTCCAGGTGAAGAAGTCGATGTCGTAGAACAGGTGCAGTTTGGGCGAGCGCTGAATGATGAGCGCGAGCGCCTCGCGCTGGAACACGAAGTTGTTGGCCTGGCCGCCAGCCGGTTTGACCAGGTTGGTGGTGACCATGATGTTCAGCCCGTACATGTCGCCCAGGCTGCCGCTGACCGCCGGCTTGGGATTGCCGATGTACAGCGCATTCGACCAGCGGTCCAGGACGATCTTGTTCGCCTTTTCCGCCGGTGACATGATGAGAAAGCGGTCATCGGCCGGTGCGTCGGCGTCGTCCAGGTACTGGTTGGCGCGCACCACGTCGACGTCGGCCAGCGCCGTGCCGAGCGTGCCGACGGTCTGGGTGAAGCCGGCCACGTCGGCGGCGAGCTTCGAGTCGATATCACGCGCGATGGCGTAGCCCATCTTCATCTGGTACTCGTTCTGCACGTCGACGATGCTCTGGACCTTGACGATGTCTTCGATGCCAACCGCGGAGTAATCCCAAATGTTGCAGCGGTCCCCGCCTTTCGACGGGGGCTGGACTATCTCATCATCGCGTTCGTGTGAACGCGAGCCGGGCGCTAATGCGGGGTTATTGTTGGGACTCACCCGCTAGTCTCTGAACCTTCCAGGCTACACAGCGTTAGGCTGCCCCGGCCTGGCTTGGCTGCGGATTCCCATGCCTCGGATGACGGCGAAGAAAAAGAACGATCTGGCGTTGCTCGTCGGTATAGTGCAGATGCGGATCGCGGCTCTGAGCGATGTCGATAAACCGACTCAGTGCCTCGGCCTGAGCACGCTTGGCCACGAGGTACGGCATGACCGCGTCGAGGACACGCCGTGCGGCGACGAAGCTCATGACCGAGATGTGACGTTGCGGACGTTTCCCCAATCGCGTTGGATCCGCGACCTTGGGATCGCGCAAGTAGTAGTGCTTGGCCCCGATGAGCGTGAGCAATTCCGAGACGTGGTCGCAGGTCGGAAAGTCCGTATGGGAGATCGCAATGAGCGCGCGGTAGCGCTCGGGCTCCCGCTCGTGATTGCGTAGTCGCCGCGTGTTGGGTCCGTCCGGTTTCCACTTCCAGATGCTGCGATAGAGCGTGATCGATCCTTCGCCGTCCAGAAAGCCTGCGAGCCAGGCAGCATCGAGTAATTCCATGACTGTGAATGTGCTGCATGTTCGTTGGCATCTGGTTGATGTTTAGGGTTCCCGACAGTTCACCCGGTGTTTGTCACTCTCGCCCTAGGCGGCGAGGCGTGCCCCCACAACCTCTCGGTCAAGGGTGATGGTAGTCGCAGTTTCCGCGACCGTTTCGTACACGATGGCTGTATTTTCGGTCTTTGCCCGCGCTGCCACATTGCCAATCGAAGCAACCTTGACAGACTTCCCCACACTGGCGTCGTCTTCAAAGCCCCGATTGACGCATTTGGCAAAGACTAAATTAGATTCAGTTGCTCGAAGTACCTGCTTCGACCAAATGTCAGGCGAGAAAATACCATCAGCAATAGTCTTGTCAACAAATTCGCTCGCGCCGGTCGCCATAGTTGTTAGTTCCTTTATTTAGTTGCGTCTCACCCTAAGCGGGTGAGGAGATCACCGCCGCTGTTCGCGGCGCACGTCGATGCCGCGCGTCAAGCTGACTCTGACGCCAGGCTTGGGTCGGCCCTTGTCGTCGAAGTAGCGGTCATATTCCTCGAGCGTCATGGCAGCGACCTGGGCGTCCGTGATCTCGCGGTACGCCTGTGCAGGTCCTCCGTCTAGCTCCGGGGACATCTCGCTTCCGACGGTTGTGGAGAGCTCTGCCTTTTCCAGAGCCCCCGAGCGCTTCTTGACCTCTTCCGAGACGCCGTGGCGAATCGCAGCGCTCTGGACGGCGGACAAGTAGGCGCCGAACGAATCGTAGTTCTTTCCCTGTACCTCGAGTTGCACCGGCTCGGGCAGGTTGGCCTGGAAGTTGCGCACCGCGACCAGGTACGGGTCGAGCTCGGCCCGCGTCTGGGCTTCGAGCGCCTGCCGCTGCTGCTGCAGGTTGGTCGCCTCGAGCTGGCCGAGCGTGTACAGGTCGCCCTTGTCGTACGCCTCCTGGCGTGCGCGATCCTGACGTGCGCGCTCCTGCTCCTCGAGCATCTTGCGCGCGCGCTGATTGGCGTAGTCGCCGAGCCAGCCGCGCAGCGTGTCGTCCTTTTCCATCTCGTCGCGCGGCACGTTCTTGACCAGCAGCCTGAGCGACTCGAGCGGGTCAGCGGCGGCCCTGGCCTGCGAGAGCCACTCAGGCAACTCGGGAGCGGCGGCGGACTCGGGAGTAGCCGGCTCGGGCGCTAGTGACTCGCCCGAGCCGCCCTCCTCGGCGGCGGGAGTGTCCGCAGTGTCTCCGGGAGGGGAAACCTCGGGCTTGGCCGTCGCACCGTTGCGCCTGCGTCTGGCTCGCACTGGATTCAACCCGTCCGCAGGCGGGGACGGGCTCGGCTGCTGCTCGAGCTCGTCCAAGAGGTCAGGATGCGTCGAGCGGCGCAGGTCCATCGTCACACGCAGTACCGCCGTGTGAACAACCACTGACGACGGACGAGTCTGCGTCTCATGCTTTCTTGCTCTTCGCCTTTTTCGGCAGACCTTTCGGCGATTGACCAGACGTAAATTCAGCAGCTTTGGCCTTGCTCAGGCCCGGCGCTTTGATCGAGCCGTTCTCTACGCCCTTCATGAACCGAAACTGCGCCTTCGACTTAGCCGGCATGCAACCAGTTGGCAAGCGACGAACGTGGCGTCACATCAACCCTTAATGGTCCCGAACGTGGTCGGCGAGACGAACTGGGGGAGCGTATTCTTTATTTGCGCCAAACTGTCAGCCGGATCAAGTCCGTAGCGCTCCTGCATGCCCTGCAGCAGGAAGTTCTGGGTGCTGGCCGGCGAGCGCAGGAAATCCTGGGAGTTGATCTTGTTCGGCGTGGGAATGCCATTCAGCACGTCGTTCATCGACTGCGAGTTGGCCGAGTTGGTGCCGGCGCGGATGTCGTCGATCATCTGCTGCATGTAGCCCATGCCGCCGGCGGTGTTGCCGCCCGCGGTGCCCACGCCCGCGACGGTGTTCGGCGCCGAGAAGCCGGCCACACCCTGGCCACCGAGCACCCGCCCGAGTTGACCGATGACCTGCTGCTGACGGAAGGGGCTAGCCTGCAGTGCCGCGGCGGCATTGATCGCATCGAGCTGCTGACGGTAGGTTTGCTCCTGGTATGCCATCGTCGGCGTGCCCTGGGGCGCGCCACCCACGCCACCTGCGGCCGCCTGGACGGGCGCGAAACTGATACCTGCTGGCAGCCCATAGGCGATATTGCCGGCTTGCGCCAGGCCCTGCGACCACTCGGCTTGTGCGGTCTGTGCAGCTTGCGTCGGGTTCATGCCGGCGACTTGCTGCAATTGCGCCGTGCGCGCCTGGACGTAGGACGCCGCGGTCGGTGCGGCGGTGCCTCCCGGACCCGCGGCGGCGACACCCGCTGGCGCGTTGTAGTAGCCCGTCAATCCCGCAACCTGAGCCGCGATATTCGCAGCCTGCATCTGTGCCTGCTGCGTCTCCTGGCCCTGATAGGTGCCCGTGAGACCCGCCTGGGTGACGGCGAGACCCTCGTTGTACTGACGCACCGACTCGTTGAACTTGTCTGTGTCCAGGCCGAAGGTGGCGTTGAACTGACGCACCGCCTCGTCGAAGGCTTGTTTGTTGCCGGAGGCGATCGCACCGAGCAGCGAGTTGATGCCAGCACCGAGTTGACTGGCGCCGGACTGCACGGTCGCTGCCGGTGCAGCAACACCACCGCCACCACCGGCGCTCCCGCCACCACCACCACCACTGCTGTCGGGGTAGGTGTTGACGCCGAAGGTGCCCATGCTGGGCGTCCAGCCCTTGCTCCTCGCATCCGCATCGTTGGCGGCCTGCATCGAGCCGCCGGCGGGATTCGGGTACGTCGGCATTAGACCGTCACCGTCTGCGGCGGCGGGGCCACGACCGTCACAGGCGCCAGGAAGGGACTGGCACCGATGGCGCCAAAGGGTCCACCGCCGAACTGCTGGGTTGCTGCCGCGGTCTGCCGCGAGGCCTGGGCGCGGTTATAGGCCTGCTGGGCGGCGAGCATGGGGTTGTTGCCGATCGCGCCAAAGGGGGCATTGGCGGGATTCGCGGTCGCCGCGGCGAGCTGCTGGCCCGCAGCCTGTTGATTGAGCACCTGTTGCGGCGTTGTCGTCGGCGCGGGGAAGGGCGCGTTTTGCTGGGGCTGGTTGGCGATCGCCTCGGCCGGATGAGGTTGGCCCGTCAGGTCGCGGTACTTTTGCAGCATCTGCCCGAGCGCGCTGTACGCGTTGGCCGCGTCGCCACCGAGCCCGTTGTTGGGGTCGGCACGTTTGACCAGGTTGGCGGCCGAGTCGTAGACGTCCTGACCGCCGCCGAGCTCCGTCGCCCAGCTCTGGATGCCGCCGACCAGTTGCTGGCCGAGCCCGGACGGCACGCTCATCAGATTCTTCGCGCCCGCGGCCTGGCCCACCAGGTTCTGCAGCGCGCCGGTGGCGTTGGTGACGCGGTTCTGCAGCACGCCCGCGCCGGTCTGCGCCGCGTTCTGGATATTGCTCAGGATGTCGCTGCCGGCCTGCACCCCGAGGTTCTGCTGCTGGGTCTGGGCCTGCAGCATGTTGGCTTGCGCGTTTTGCTTGGCCGCCTGGGCCGTCATCGCCTGGGTCGTCGAGGCGATGAGGTCCTTGGCCTGTTGCTCGGTCATCGAGCCGTCGGCGACCTTGCCGCCGAGCTGCTGGATGAGGTCCTTCTGGGCCTCCGAGATGCTGGCGCGGTTCTTGTTTTCGGTGAAGACCGGTTGTCCGTTGTCGCCGATGGTCACCACGAACGGCGAGGTGGTGTCGGGCGACAGCGCCTGGCCAGCTTGCGGACTGGGTGGCGGCTTCCAGTCGGGCGGCTTGGGAATATTCTTGGTCTCGCCGTTGGAGCCGATCAGCTGGATGTACTGGCTGCGCGGGTCGTTGGTGGCGCTCGTCCAGGTGACGTTTGCGGGCAGCCCCTCGGCTTCCTTCCAGGCGACGCCCTCGTCAGTGTCGTACGGGATGTAGGTTTTGCCGTTGCTCTCTCGCGGCTGGAGTTGGTTGGCCTGCAGGCCCTTGGGCGTGGCCGCGATGGTCTTGGCCGTGTGCGTCGTCGGGTCGTACTCGACCAGCCCGACGCCGGGCACGGTGACGGTCGACGGCTTGTCGGGTTTGCTCAGCAGCGTCTTGGTCGAGCCGTCGGGGTTGATCTGGACCAGGTCGTCGCCAAAGGACGTGTAGCTCGGCTTGTCCCTGTCGATCGGATAGCTCTGGCCGGTCTTGTCGTCGTACAGCTTGGCCGCCGGCTTCCCGGATTTGCTGGCGTCGTTGCCGTCAGCGTCGATCTTGCGCAGGTCCTCGAGCTTCGAGACGTCCTTGGTGGTGTCCTTGGGGACGTCGGCGACAGGCCCGGCCTGATCCCACGCCAGCGTCTTCAGTTTCTCGGGGTCGGAGATGACTTGCGAGGGGTCGGTGTCATTGACGCCCGACTGCTTGACCTGAATCGGTGAGGGTTGACCACCGACGCCGGTCGTGACCGGCTGCGCTTTCAGGAATAGTGCGCGCTGGTGGCCCTCGGGGTCCTGGACGACGACGTAGTAGCGACCGGTGCCGCGGTTGACGGTCTTATCGGGATCGACACCAGTCGGGTCGCGCACGACCACCGGCGCGGTCTCTTCGACGGGGTTGCCCGTGCCGCTGACCTTCCAGCCAGTGCCGAGACCGTTGACCAGTTCCGTGATGGTGCTCATCGGGTCAACCCTTTACGCCGCTTTAGCCGAGCTTTGACAGTTGGCGCGTATAGTAGCGTCAACAAAAGGCCCCGCGCCGCAGGAACGGCCGGGACCCTGGCACCCAGGAAAGTGACCTTCCCGAATGCAGACCCAGTCTAACGAACCAACGCTCGAGGAACGCGTCGCTCGGCTCGAGCAGCGCATCGACCAGCTCGACCGCATCGAGCAACGCCTGACCAACGTCGAGGCCGCCGTCGTCGGTCTGCGCACCGACTTCCAGAGCTTCCATCGGGAGTTCAGCGAGTTTCGCGTCGAACAGGCGCACATCCTTGAGCGCGTCCTGGCGAGCATTGACGGCCTCCAGCGTCGTCGGATCATGTTTCGCTGGCCGTGGGAGCCAATGACACCATGACCTCCGACAGGAACTCCAGCACGCCACCCACCCACCAGGGCCTCATGGCCTTCTTCGCCATCGTCGGTATCGGCTTTTCCGCCGTCATGGTTTTTCTGGCGTTGGTCAACTACGGCATCCCCTTGCTGTTCCACGCCCTCGCCTGGGCGTCCCAACTGCTGCATTAGGCGACACCTGCCAGTCCGCGCATCTGATCCAGCACGTTCTGGCTACTCGCCATGCTGAAGGGCAACTCTTCCGAGGATGCCGGGACGCCGGCGTTCACCAGGCGACCAGCTACGTCGCGGTACTTCACCTGAAGCCGCCGCGCCTCATCACGCCCCAGCACCTGCACCGCGGCTGAGACGCGGGCACGATCAGCCGCGTTCAGGTAGGCCTGCATCATCTTTGCCTTCTGATCATCGGAGGCGTTCTGGTACGCCGGCTGGTTGAGACGATCGGCGAAGTTGCCCAGCATCTGGCCCGTTATCTCGGTGACCGCGCGCTGCTGGTCGGGTTTGAGGGGAATCTTTGACCCGCCGATCGTGACGGACTGCGGATACGCCTTCGGCGCGCTGATGTCGTAGCCCTGCTTCTTGAGTCGGTTGGCTTCCTGGGTGATGAGCGATTCGACGTCCGGGTTTTCCTGACCGACCAGGATGCCGGGACCTGTCCGTCGCTTCTCGAGCACTTGGCCGGTCGTGGGGTCGATCTTGGCTGGCAGCAGCTCCGCGAGGCCCGGCCAGCGCGACTGGGGGTACTCCCACAGCGACTGCACGCCTTGCTTGTTGATGTCGCGCGCCACGGGGTCCATCAGGTTTTCGATGAACGCAGCGGCACCCGGTGCCGTGATGCGCGACATGGTGTCCTGCGCCTGCTGCCGCAACGCACCCGTCGCACCACCCTGACCCAGCGCGGCCAGCATGTGGACCAGCTGCATGCCTGGTAGCGCGTCCATGAACGGTTTCAGGCTCGCATTGAAACCGGCCTGGGTCTGCGCGGCGCGTTGGTCCCACTCGTTGTCGAACGGCTGGCCCTGGCCGGCCTTCTCCGCCGCGTCCGCGAAGCTCGCCATGATGTTGAACGGCAGCGCGTACGCGCCGAGATCGTTGAAGTTGTACCAGTTGCCAGCCACCCGAATGGCGCCACCGGGATGGTCGGGGTCCTCGGCACCGACGATGTTGCCTTCGCGAATGCCGTTGGCGATCTGTGCCTGGATCATGCTCTCGAGCGCAGTCTCGCCGATGGCCCGTTGCGCTGCGGGGATGTCGCCCTGTGTGAGCGCGCGGATGGCGCGCACGGCACCCGTCGCCTGCGTCACCGGCGGCAGGCGACCCAGCCCGATCTGCACCATGCGTGTCGGCACGCCCGCAAAGGGGATCTGGAAGTCGGCGAGCGCACCGAGCGCCTGGTCGCGCAGGCGCGGGGAGTTGAGCATGCCCTCTTTCCAGGTAGCGTAGTTGCGGAACATGTTGTCCAGGAAAGGCAACCCACTGCTGGCATCGCGCACGGCTTGGAAGACACTCCGGCCGCCGCTCGCCGTACCGGCGTCGTAGAGCTCCTGCGCGTGGCTCGCCAGGAAGTTGGCCGCACCCGGATCGCTCGGTCGCATGCCCGCGTCTCGGAGCAGCTGTGAGCCGCGCTCGGCCATGCCCTGGTACTCACCCAGCGTGCGCGTGAACATGTCCGCGGCGCCCAGCAGACGAAACACCGGCTCCCATGGCCGCGTGGTGGAGGCGCCCGCGCCAAGCGTGGGACCCTGCACACCCCGCAGCGCCCGCCACGCGTTCAGGCCGGCCTCGGGGATCGCCTGCCCAACCGCGGCCATGCCCGCGGCGGCATCCGACGGTCGACCACCGAGCGCCAGCGCGGCCGGCGAGCGGAGCAACTCGATGGTGTTGCCGATCGCGTTGGTGATGCTGGTCACCGGATTGGAGAGCATGCCTTGCTTGGTCAGGTCGACAGCGGTGCCGATCAAGCCGCGCCCCTGGCTCTGGTACACGTTGGGATTGAGTCCACCGGCGCGCAGGTTTTCGAGGATCGTCTGGTCGATCGCCGGGTTCCGAACCGCGGCGACATCGGCCAGGCCAGGTGCCGCGGCACCTGCGGTCGCCAGTGTCCCGACCCGCAGTGCGCGCTCGAAGGGGCTGGCTTCGGGTGGCGTGGTGACATTGCCCAGCAGTCCGCCGCCGACACCACCCGCGAGGCGCGCCGCGAACATCGGGCTCGCGGCGCCTAGCTGACGTGTGACATCATCGGGCCCGCCCTGCCGGCCCCCGAGCAGGTTCTGCACGCGCTGACCGAGATCCGCCACGGCGCCTCGCTGCTGCGTCGCCAGGTCCTCGAGCTCGCCCCGCGCCTGGCCCGTGATACCGGGTTCGTCGAGGACCCGCTCGAGCGTCTGAAGTTGGTTGGCGGCGGTATCGCGCGCGGCCACGACGGCATCGACCCCGGCACGCGCCTCAGGACCCGCCGGCCCGGCCGCGGCGCCGATCGCGCCCAGGCCAGTCTGCAGCACACCACCCAGCACCTGCCCAACGTCGCCCTTTTGCACGCCCTGGGCGATGCTCGGCAGCCCTTGCTCGACGATGTCGCGGTAAGGATCGAAGCCAAAGTTGGCGCCTGGTCGACTCAGGTCAACGGGTGCCAGCAGCGGGTCCTCGGGCAGGCCGGCCTGTGCCCGCCCCTCGCGTGCGAACTGGTTCTGCCGAGCCACGAAGTCGGTGACGGGTGAGGCAAAGTTGGTCAGGTCCTGGAGTCCCTGCTGGACCTTCTGGCCCGCGCCCTGCACCAGGTTGCCGAGCCCCTGTTGCGCGGCCTGCACGGGATTCGCCAGGGGCGACGGGCCCGGCACCTGCGGGTTGTCGACGGCCATGCCGCCCTGCAGTTGGCCCATACGCGCTTCCATCTGCGCCGGCGTCATCCACTCCGAGCCGCCCCGCAGGTCGGTGCCGCTCGAGCCGACGTGGAACGCGCCCGTGTTGGGGTCGTAGCTGTCGGCGGTGAAGTAGTGGCCGGGCGTGCTCAGCGTGACGGGATTGCCACTCTGTGCTTCCTTCGCGAGTGCTGACCAGTCGGCGCCGACCATGCGGTGCGGGATGTTCATCTTGTCGAACAGTCGCGACTCGGAGCTCAGGCCGGCCATGCCCTGGTCGACGGTCCAGCCCACTTGCTGCGCGAGTCCGATCGCTTCCTGCAGCGTCGGGTTGCGGCCCATCATCTGCGCGAAGCGGACGGCGGCCGCGGGCCCGCACGCGGCGTACGCTTCCGCCGCGGTGAGCTGCTTGTCGCCGAACTGCGAGACGGCCGGCAGCACGTTGGATACCGCCTGCTGCGCGCCCTGGACGGCCTGTTGCGCGCCCTGCTGCACGGCCTGGATCGGGTTCCTGTCGCCCAGGATGGTCTTGACGTAGCTCTGCGTCTCGGCGTACGGCGGCACGCCCCCGTACTTCTCGACCGCGCCGGGGCCGGCGTTGTACGCCGCCAGCGTCTTGGCCCAGTCGCCGCCATACTGCGCCAGCTTCTGCGCGTCCTCCTTCGCCGCCGCGAGGAGCGACGCGTACGGGTCGGTCGGGTCCAGATTCAGCCCCGCCGCGCTCGCCGGCATGAACTGGGCGATGCCGATGGCGCCGGCGGGGGACTTGGCCGTGGGGTTGAAGCCGGATTCCTGCTGGATCTGACGGATGAAAATGTCGGGGTCGATGCCGGCCTGCTGCGCGACTTGACGTGCGAAGGTGCGCAGGTCGCCGCCCGGTGTGACTTCACCCCCTGATGGCTGGACGACTTGCGCCTGAGCCGCTTGCTGCGCCTGGCTCTGGGCACCGGGGCCGAACAGCTGGCCCTCCTGGGGTGGCTGCAGCAGTTGCTGCGTCTGCGTCTGGAGCTGCTGGGCCTGCTGGGTGGCCTGGTCGAGGGCCTGCTGCCCGTGCTGCTGCAGTCTGGGCAGGATGTCCTGCAAGCCGCCCGCTTCGGTCGGTTGGATCTGCGTCGGCGCCTGCGGGATGAGCGGCTGGAGCAAACTCGAGCCGTAGTCCTGCAGCCGCTGCGTGGCCGCCTGCGCATTGGGAATCGCCGCACCGGGCGGGACCACCTGCGGGCCCGGCTGGACCGTAGCGCCGGCCTGTTCGATGGTCGTGGTGATGGGCTGCAGCAACCCCTGGCCGAACTCGCGCAGGCGCCGCGTGGCCTCGTCGGTCGCGTCGTCCAGCAGCAGAAACGGCATCTATCTAGCTACGCGGCTCGGCCGGGCAGGCCCTGCCACTGACTGACGTGCGCCGGCACGGAGCCGTACCAACCGGGATACCAGCCTCGCTTGAGCGCCTGGTCCAGCGCAAAGTCGACGCTGGCGCGCCACGCCGCGGGGTCGCCCGGCTGGTAGCCGGTCTGCGCCGTGAACTCGTTGCCCATGCCCGCGGTCGTGCCGTACTGCTCGTAACCGGGTCCGCCGTAATGCAACTGGAACGGCCACCAGGACGAGCCCGTCTTGAACGTGCCGCGTGCGGCGGGGTTGGTCAACCCACCCTCGTTGTAGGCCACCGACAGGGCCGTCACGGGGTCGATGCCGCGGGCGCGCGCGGATTGCTCGATGTACTGCTGGATCTCGGTGCCCTGGGGCGCGATCGAGCTCGGATTGGCGATCGTGCCGCCGATGCGCTCGAGCGATTCCTGTGGGGTCGGCGTTGGCGCGAGCGGTACCACGGCTTCGGGCCCCTGCTCGCCGATGAGCGCCACGGTCGGCTGCGTCACCACGCCGCCCTCCGCCATCGCGGGGATCACGCCCGGCGGTGGCGGCATGGCGACCGGCGGCGCGGCGAGCGGTGGAGGTCCACCGGGCGCCACCGGTGGGGGCATGGCCACCGCTGGCGCCGGTTGGGGGAGTGGGACCACCGGAGCAGGGGCTGGTACCTGCTGCAGCTGGTCGTACGTCGTCTGCGTCGCCGACTCCGGCGGCTTCGGCAGTGGCACGTTGGCCTTGGCATCCTTGGGCAGCTTCGGATCGGGCGTGATCTCCTGGCCGGCCGGCATCGTCACGCCCAAGCGCTGCATGCTCGCCATGAACTGCACCGGGTCGCGCACCGCCTCTTGCTGCAGATAGCTGCGGTCATTGGTCGAAAACGCCTGGCGGTAGCGCGCGTCGACCTGCTCGTTGCTGACGCGCGCCACGTCGGGCTCCTGGCCCTTGAAGATCTGGCTCGAGATGGCGTACGCGTCGTTGGTCACCTCGCGGGTGAGCGAGTTTCTCAGCGCCTCGGTGTCCGTCTGCGGCGGCACGCTACTTCCGCAGTTTGCTCAGCGTCTTGGCCAGCGCCGCCTGGCGTTTGGTCTGGGTACTGGCTTTCGAGCCAGGCTTGCCGACCTTGTTGGCGTACTCCGAGACGCTCATGCCGGCCTTCTTCGCCTTGGCCGTGAACGCCCCTGGCCGTCGAATCGCGCCCTGGATCCATTTCTCGGCCACGCGCTCACTTGCCCTTCTTGGCTGCCTTGCGCACCGGCACGCCGCGCGCACGGTCAAGCGCGTTGTCCTTCGCGCTCCCCTGGCGTATGCCGGCGCGCTTGTCGGCCGCGGCATCGCTCGCCTCGGTCCACTTCTTGGCCTTGGCCATCACTTCGTCCGGATGCCGTTCGGCGGACGCGTCACCGCATTGGCGTGGACGGTGCCCTCGCCGCCGCCGCCGTGGTTGTTCATCGGGCCCGCGTCGTGATTGCCGCCGATGCAGCTCGTCTTCTGTCCGCCCTTGAAAGGTGGGTGCTGATCGCCCGAGGGTGGTTTCCACCCGCCGCTCTTGTTGGCCATGCGCCTGGACTCCTCCTGTGTTTATCCACCCGGTGCGCCGACGTTCGCCGCGGCGCCCTGCATCACCTGCTGACCAGGTGGTGGTAGTGCGCCGGCTCCATTCGGCGCCGTCGCCAACGCGGCTAAATCCGGCACGCCCCCTGCGCCGGCCGCGCCCCCTTCAAAAACACCCGGTGCTGGCGTTGCCATACCACCCGGTGTTCCAGGCGCAGCTCCCGGCAGTTGGCCCTGGGCTGCCATCGCCTGCGCCTGCGCGGCGACGCCGAGGATGTCGCCGCGACCCGCGAACTGAAACACTTGCTGATCCAGCCACTTCTGGTACTCCGGCGACTGGCGGATGCGATCGCGGGCCTTGGAGCGGCGGATCTCATCTGGGTTGTCGCCCAGATAGTCGATCGCCTCGTCGCTACCCCACGTGCCGGCCTGCAAGCGCTCGTGCGCGTAGCGCGCCTTGATCAGGTCGTCGGTCGGCAATTCCTGCTTGACGTCCCACTCGATGCGGACCGGCCGCGCGAAGTCCTCAGGGCCCAGGCCGATGTAGCCGCTGCCGGTCTTGGTGGATTGACCGGTGTAGCCGACCCAGATCTTTTCCTGGACCTTGTTCTGCGCCAGGTCCCACAGCTTCTCGGTCTGACGCTTGAGCAGACTCTGGATGTTGTTGACGATCGGTCCGACGCGCACGCGCTGGTAGCTGAGCACCTGCGAGATGGCGAAGCCGGCGCCCTCCATGCCTGAGAGCGTGGTGACCCGCGGCGACTCGAGCTCGCGAATGGCCTGGTCGATCAGCGACATGTGCTTTTCAAGCGTGGTCGCGTCCGGGTAGTTGATGCGCTGCAGCTGGCGGCCGGGCCCCAGGTTGATGACCTCGCCCGGCAGCGGCCCCGGATCGCGATCACGCGGCTTGCCGTCGTCGCCGATCACCGGCGCGGCGCTCGAGTCACCGTAGGTCACTAGCGGGCTGAGCAGGTCTCGTGCGACATATTGCGCGTGCATGGCGCGCAGGTACTGGCGGTACTGCACCAGCCACAGTTTCGTCTGCGACACGCCCCAGCCGACTTTTCTGTTGCGCCAGAAGTTCATCCACAGACCGGGCGCGAAGTCGTAGGGCAGAAAACCGTAGTTGTGCTTGAACTGCTTGACGACCTGGCCGGTCGGCTCGCTCTTGTAGTTCTGGCCCGAGACGCACCACGAGCAGTTGTGCACAATAATGCCGTTGGCGCTGTACGTGTGACCTATACTCTCAAGGTTAAAAACGTGCCCCGCCCACTGCTTCCGCTCGACATGGACGACATCGTCCATCGCTATGTCGAACTCCGTCAGTCCTGCGTCCAGATCGGCAACGACCTGGGCGTTGCGCATCGCACCATCAGTTCGCGGCTGGAAGCTGCGGGGATTCCGATGCGCTCGGCCAGCGAGGCTAGACGCATAATGTGGGACGCGCGCGGCCGCGTTATCGACCCAGTCGATGTCCTGCACCGCTATTTCGACCTCACTCAGTCGACGGTCCAGATCGCCACCGAGCTGGGCCACAACACGCGCAACATCAACGCGGTCATTCGTCGCGCGGGACGCCAGACGCGCACCAACCTCGAAGCGGCGCGCATCCGGTGGGAACGCATGACCCCCGAGCAACGCGCGGTCCTGGCCGCGGCTGCCGAGAAGGGGCACGCCGCGATCCGTGGCAAGCCGCGATCCGCCGCGCATCTCGAACGACAGGCCCGCACCAACGAGCAGTCGCTGGTCATGATTGGGCGGGGCGAGCGCGAAATCGTGAACTGGCTGCGCGAGCGAGGTCTTGATCCGATCCCACAGAAGGCGTTCGGTTCGTACAACATCGACGCGGCGATCCTGCCCGTCGCCGTGGAAATCCTGCACGGACCCCATTCGCCCCTGGCGCACGCCCAGGCGGTCAAGAAGACCAAATACCTGACCAATTGGGGCCTGACGGTCCTGTGGGTGTGGATACCGCGGCGAGGCCTGCTCACGGAACGTGCGGCTGACTACGCGGTCGCCCTGTTTGAGTTGACCCAGCGGGACCCATCCACGCTCGGTCATTACCGGGTGATTCGGGGTACCGGACAACTCGTATCCGCGGGCGGTGCGGATGGTCGCGAGTTCCCCCTCGTACCAGCGTTTGTGGGCCCCGACGAGATCGCTGTCTGACTCGACGCGCGTGTTGGCTGGAAAACACCATGTCTCGTCCCAGTGCTCGATCATCGTCACGCTCGTCGGCAGGATCGGCCGCTGGTTGGCGCCCCACGCGTTGGACGCTTGCGGCTGGCCCATCTCCTCGGGCACGATATTGCCGTCACCGTCCAGTCCTAACCGGTAGCGGCGGAAGGTGGTCCTGACCGGTCGGTCGGTGACCTCGAGCACCTCGCACACGCGGCCGCCCATGGTGTCCGGGTAGACCGTGCGCGGGTCAACGAACTCCCAGGTAAACGGCGGGCCGCAGGTCTTTTTGAGGTCCTCGGTGGCCTTGTCGTAGTGCTGCCAGGCCTCGTACGACTCGCCAGGGTTGGGCGCTGGATACGCGTAGCGCTTGTCCCACGCGTCGGGCAGGAACAGGATCTTGCTCCACGCGCCACCATCGTTCAGCGCCGCGTCGGTGATGAACGTCATGGTGTCCATGCCCGGCGTTCTTGCGCCGCACGTCCACAGGCACTCTTCGGTCCAGTGCTCGCGCTGCGAGGCCGCCGTCTGGGCCGTGTCCGACTCGCCCCCGTCGAGGTGCAGCTTGGGCCGCTCGAGCGTGAGCATGGCCGTCTGCTGAAAACCTTCCTCGGAGACGTCGGGGTCGCGCGGATCCACGTTGACCAGCGAAAACTTCTCGTCGGCGCCCATCATCGCCGGGATGCGCATCTCGCGCTGGGCGCGTGTGGTGTCGATCTGCACGTCGTCGCGGCGATACCTGTCGTACATCTCCGTCTGGAGCTCGCACAGATACGACGCGGTCGGCGGATCGTCAACTGCCACGCTGCGCGCCAGTGTAACGCCAATGTTTCACGGGTAACGTTTCACGCGCCGGCGCATCACTCGATGGCGGGGAACAGGCGCAGCCGGCGCACGAGGTCGGGGTGGTAGTGATGCGGGTAGCGGTCGGGCCCGACGTCCCACACCACGAGTTTTTCCGGTGGCACGCGCGCGCTCAGGCGTCTGTCCAGCACCACGACGCGATCCGCCCAGGCGTACAGCATCTGCAGCGTCTCGTCGGTGTGGCGATTGAGTCCCACCGGGATCACCTCGTGGCCGACGTACTGCAGCAGCCAGCGCGCCGCCACGCTGCGGTTCAGGCCCTCCTCGCACACGGTCACTAGCTTCATCGACTGAACGCGTAGCTCGAGCGGGTGGTGACCTGCGGCACGCTCGCCCCGAGCCAGGCCAGCGCCAGGGCGATGACCGTGTCGTCGTGCTGGCCCTGTGGCGCGCCGTACCTGAGCATGCCCGAGGGTAATCGCTCGGCCTCGTACGCCAGCAGCTCGCCCGTCTGGACCTGGTCGTCCAGCAGCGTGATGTCGCCGTTCTCGATGGCGAGACTGAGCGACTGGATGGCCGCGGCCTTGCTCGCGTTGGTGGCCAGCCACGGCTGCATGGGTAGCGCGCGCCGGCTGTCGCCGTACACCCGCCCGTAGCCCTGCTGCAGGCGCTCGACGAGCGGGTTGCCCATGGCGTTGGTCTCGGCGACGATGGCGCGCGGCTGGTACAGGTCGGCCCAGCGGTGCAAGCGTTCGGATTGGAACTCCCAGTCGATCTGGGTGAAGCGATCGACGGCCACCTGCTCGAGCGTGGTGGCATCGATGATGCTGATGACGGTGAAGTCGTTCGAGCGGCCCCAGTCGACGCCGAAGACGTACTGGTGGTACTGCGCGGGCGGCTGCGGCTCGAGACGAGCGACGGCGTCCACGCCACGGAAGACGCCGGCGCCCTCGAGCTGCACGAAGTCGGCCAGGAACTCCTGCGCGAAGGTCCGCTCGGGTAGTTCCGCGCGCGCCGCAGTGAGCTCCTCGGGCTTGATGAACGGCGACGCGCTCGAGGGGATCTGCCACGACTGCCACTCGGTTTGCAGTGGGTCCTGGCCGAGCTGGTACAGCGCGTGGAACGTGTCCAGTCCCTTCGGCGTCGACAGGAACCACGCGTCGCCTTGCAGCACGCTCAGCGTCGGTCGCAAGGATGCTTGCCAGACCGTCTCCAGGTCGCGCACCAGCGCCGCCTCGTCGACCACGATGCGGCGGTATTTTCTGCCGCGCGCCGCATCCGGATCGTCCAGCGACCAGCACTCCACCGAGCCGCCGCTGCGCGTGGCGATGCGGTGCTGCTGCTCGCTCTTTCCGCTGGTAATCGGCTCGAGCACCTGGCGCAACTGACGCCACACGTCCTCGAGGTACTTGTACGTGGGTGCCATCCAGGCACACGGCCAGCCGTCCTGGACGCCGAGTGCCACAAGCCGAATGCCGAGTGTCGTCTTGCCCATCTGCCGTCCGCACGCGGCCACGTTGAACCGTTTGCGCTGCTCAAGCATCCGCAACTGCGGCGGACTCGGCGGGGGCAGGCTCAGGGAGACCGTCTGGCTCGTCGTCGACGGGTCGGAACCCAGAGACCATGCGAATGATCCGGTCCCACTCGGTAGCGCCCAGTTGGGCAAGGTCGGCAGCGGACTGTTTCTCGATCCAATCCGCCTGTCCAGTAATTGCGGCTCGAGCAATAAGCGACTTGAGGGTCTCGGCGACGGCATCCCAGATCAGCTCGCTGAGGGCCTCGCGTGTGCGCGCGACGGTCGGTTCAACCGGTTGCACCGCCGCGGCCCAGCGGATAACTGATGACTTGTCGACACCGAAGCGACGCGCAACCTCACTGATGGACTCGCCAGCCAGCACTGCGGCGACGACCTGGGCGCGGAGCTCGGGCGAGTGGGGCACGCCGCGGGTCATGGCTCATTGTTTCACGAGTGACGACTCGCGGGCAGCGTTGGCCCAGCCGTCGCGGAGCAGCAGCGAGCGCATCCACTGGACGGTCTCGCGGCGGTCCCAGAAATCGTCGGCGCGGGCATGGTTGCCGAGCAGCTCGTGACGTTTGGCCTGGGCCTCAAGAGCAACCATGCGTCTCGCCAGGGCGCGGAGGCGGGACTGCTGCCACCTGGTGGTCATGATGATCGAATCACCCGCCTTTGCTCATCGAGCGTACGAGTCATCACACGCGCTGCTGCCGCACGATCACTCACCAAGGCAATCAGGTCACGCGTATTGTCGACTTGGAACCGCGAGCGGAGTCGCACCAGTCGCTCATCCAAACCTCTTCGCGTGAAGCCGGTTCGCTCCCCGATAGCTCGTTGCAACATTCCTCGACACAGGCACGCCAAGATGGCCTCATCATCCTCATCATGCCGAACTCCGACCCACACCTCGACTGGCAATAGCCACTCGTCCGGAATGCTCAGATTTCTCACCAACGGTCTCACGAGTCGTCGACGTAAGCGACGTTGACGTTGACTAATCGGAGTCGGAAACCCCGGCAGCGCGCTTTGCTCAAGCGATGGTTCATCAGCTAATAGCCAGGGCATCGCGAGTAATTCACTGACCTTTCCGTAGTGCACCATGCACGTTAGCTATTTGGGAACGTGCAGTGTGCACGTGTCCGTAAAGGTAGCTGCGCTTAGGGTGTGTCATATGTTCCGTGCTCAGTCGCTACAGCCGACGCTCTTCGATCGCAGTCGCTACGTCGTTCAGGTGACGAGCCCCCGGGTCTGGCCCACGGCGCAGTACCGTCGCTGGTGGTGCTCGCCACGCCATGACCACCAGAAGTACGAGGCGCTCGTACGCCAGAAGTTTCGCTGCTGGGAATGCGGCTACCTGCTCGGCAAGTACTACGACGTTCACCACTCCAATGGCTACGCAGCTCTCGGCTACGAAGAAGCGTCAGACCTGGTCGCGGTGCATCGTCGCTGTCACCAAAGGATCGAAGAGAGAACGCGAGGGGAATCATGTGGCTGCGCCCCCCGCCGAGTGGCGTAGTCATGCCCTCGCCTTCTCGCAAGACGCTAGGTGCAGCCGTCCCGTTGCCGCGAACTTCGTGCAGCAACTCGCGGCGAGCGCACCGTTCGCGTTCTCGGTTGGGGGGGAACCGGGGGGGTGGTCCGGTTGGGTCCGGTTGTGTTGTGTTGGGTCCGGTTGTGTAGCACCGTTACCGACCCCATTTGTGCGCGTGACGTCCTCCACACCGGAATCCTTTGTTCGCGTGATGTTACGCGAACGCGCGGCCCGTGTGCGCAATACATTCGCCTCCCGGCGGGCGATGAGTTTGCCGATATAGTCCTCGAAATCATGGATGCGGAGCCGCTCGTCCGCGCACTCCAGAAAGCCGGACTGGACCAAGGCATCCAACAATTGCTGGGTCCGGTTGCGCGGCCAACCCGCGGCCCTGGCAATGGTCGCCGGCTGGACTCCGGACAGGTCACCGTGCGGCGCATTGTCAATCGACCAGGTCCACAAGCACACCAGATGGCCCACCGCGTGCGCCGGTTCGATCGCCAGCGCATCGCACAATGCCATGGTTTTCTTGTGGGACACCAGCGATTGATGGACCTCGATCCACGCCATAGTGTGCGCCTGCTCTAGCGGCCCAGCGCGTGCTTGATGGCCTCTTCCATGGGCGTGCGTTCGGGTGGCGCGTCCACCAGGTCCACCACCACGTCGTCGCCCAACCGCTCGAACAGCCACTCCGCTTCGAGCAGCTCCATCGGCTCCAGTTTGATGCTGATGACATTCGGCTTGTCGGACCGCGGCGCCGTGCCACTCACCGCTGCCAGTCGCGCTCGAAATTGCATGGACCTTTCACTCCTTTCTCGGTCGGTCTCGACACGTCCGCCAGTGACTGGTGCCGGTCCGGGTGCCGTCCGGCCGGATGTCGAACGGACAGCGCCGGTTGTTGGCTCTGGTAAATCCCCACCACACATCCGCGCGGCACAAGGGTTGACCGCACTTGCGCGCCGGTGCGGCCTGCGCCAGCAGCAGCTCGCGCGCGTCGTCGGGATACACGCGCCAGGCGTACTCCCGCTGCGTCTCGCCCTCGAGCGCCGCCGGCTTCGACATCAGGTGGACGTCTCCTGGTGACACGGGCACTCACAGGCCCGTTTCGGAGCGCCCTCACCTCGCCGCCCGAAGCATGCCCAGTGGCGGTACAGCCGACAGTGTGCGCTGAACGGCAACACGCGATAGCGCTGCCACCGATCGCGAGCATTGGCACGCCGTCGTTCAGCGCTGCGATACGGCACGGCTAGATCAGACCTTCCTCTTTGCGCTGGCGGTCGATCTCAGCTAGGTCCAGCTCACGCTGACGGGCCGCGGCCCTGGCCTTGTCGACGATCTCCGCGGCACGCTCAGCACCGTTAGACTCGGGCGCCCCAACCGGAGCGCCCTGGTTCGGTGCTTGAGTTTTCGTCTGTGCCGGTGGCTCGTCCTCCTCAACGTCGAAGATTTCCCGGTGCCGCTGCGCCAGACGCGCGATCTCCCGCGGATCGTCGCGCGCCTCCTCGTCGGCTTCGGCGGCTGCGGACCAGTGCTGCGGCGGAGCCTGCATGTCGAGCTCCTGCATGAGCTGCGGAAACCCTTTTCTCAGCGCGTGCGACTCGGCACGCACGCCCAGCTGGTTGTGCGGCCGCTTGCGGTACTGCTCACCCTGCTTGCCGTCGCCCGGGTAGAACTCCTCCCAGCGCGCCGAGGCGGTGAACGCCACGCGCTGGCCGCCGACTATCTTCCACACCGTGACGGTCGCCTTCGACGGCGCGCCCCTGGGTTGGCCGACGTCCTCGTACTCGTAGACCGGGTCGTCGGAGCCGGCGTACACGCCACTGCTCTCGGCGCGCGAGCGGTAGCCGTCGATGCCGGTGACGATCTCGCCCGGCTTGCTGCGGTCGTACTTGATGAAATAAATCTGGTGCGTCATCGGGTCCAGCCCGAGGCGCCGCGCGTTGTACAGGAACGTCGCCAACTCGAGCGGCGTCGCGCCCGGGCAGACCGTGGCCTTGATGAGCTTGATCAGCCGGTCATCGAAGCCGGTCACCTGGGCCAGGTTGGACTGACTCTTGATGTTCCAGTCCTGGCGCTTTTCGAGCGCTTGGGTCATGCAAATACAGCTCCCTTCCGAGACCGACGCCGGTACTCCGGCCACTCAACCGAGCGCCAGACGTGGCCGTTATTCCAGTGCTGGAGGTCCATCCGCCGAACGTCTCGGCGATCGCGCTCACCGAAGTCGCGATACACCATCACGTAGGGTTCGATGCCCAGCGCGTGCAGCGTCGTGAGCCGCGCCACCTCCTCGGCTAGGTCATAGCCCGGGTAGCCAATCAGCACGTAGCAGCGCAGGTCGCGCGGCCGAAAGCCGGCGTCGAACAACAGACGGATTCCACCGGTGACCGTGTCGGGGCGTGCATCGTTCGACGGCAAATCCCACGCAAAGTGCAGCGTGCCCGGGCGTGTGAAACGATCACCGCTGAGCTGGCCGTGCGTACGCAGGTCGCCCAGGACCGAAGCCTGCTCACGGTCCACCAGGCGGATGTCGATGCCCTGCGGCCAATCAACTACCAGCCCGCGGTTCCGAATCTCCTCGATCTTTGGACGCCAGTCGGACGCGAAGAAGTTGTTGTCGAGCAGTATCAGCCGGTTGCTTAGTGGGTTGAGCAGCGCTGCGATCGGCTGGTCTTCGCGGACGTGCCCCTCCGCCCGCGGGACCGGGCAAAAGGCACAATGGCGAATGCAGCCCCGCGAGCTGTAGCCAACGCCATAGCTGATGCCGTACAGGCTGTACTCGTTCGGCATGGCGTCGACCTCGGCGGGTAGCCGCTTCGCAAGGTCCCAGCCCGAGCCACCAATCTCGACGTCAGCATGCGGACTGAAATGCGCCGCGAGCTCGATCACCTTCGACCGCTGCCACGTGAAGAGCGTCGAGACGTAGACGCGATCGCACGCGTCAGTCGGCTTCGCGTCCAGGATCACCTCGTCGCCGATACGTCGGTGCCACGTTGCCAGCCGCATCAACGCGACATTCGGCAGCGACCCGCCCACCTGGATCAGCCCCACTTTCAGCATCAGCGCAGCCCCAACGCTCGCGAGCACGCGGGCCATGCCTTCCAGCCCTGCACACTGAGCCCGCGTTGGGCCACAGCGATCTGAGCAGCGCGACTGGCAAGGTCCGGCCTCGGCGCGTACGCAAGTCCACCGTGCCGCCGCCAGAACACCAGGTCTTCCTGCAGCCCACCGAAATACGAATTGCCGGTGTTGGCCGACCACCGCCCACTGCTCTCGCATTGCGCCAACCGGTCCCAGATCCCGTACGCCGGTTCTGGCGTGGGCTCGACGCCCACCGGTGCCGGCTCCGCGGGCGATTCCGTTTCAACGTCCTGAACACCACCGCCGTCAGCTGCAGCGTGCAGGCCTAACGCGGCGCCACCAACGACGCCGACCACCAGACCGAACACTGCGCCCACGACGAACCTTGCCACTAGTTCATGCTCCTGGCGACGAACAGGACCACGAGCGTCACGAACACGACCACGACCAGGCCCACGCGCAGCTGCTCATCGCTCACGCGTCGAACATCGCCCGCTGCAAACTGGCATAGGTGACCTGGAACAACGCACATACACACTGGGCACACCGAAAACCTTGGGGCGGCACCTGAGCTACCCATACGCTCGGCGTCGAGCAGTCCAGACACGTGAACGTCCACGAGTCCTCACCCTTGATCCACGCAGGACGCCGACGCTGCTCACTCATCGGCCTTGCCCTTGAGGCAATCATGGCGGCGCACGGGTACCAGCTGGTCATGCTCGGCGCACAAAAACCGCTCACACAGAGGGCACTCGTCCTCCAGAAATGGCGCGTGCGCGAAGTACTGGCTGGGCGTGTGGTCCGTCGCGTTGTGCAGCCACCCAATCACGCAGTCGCACAAGTGGCAATACTCGAACACACTCATCAGATGTAGCCCTCAGCCGGCCAGGCCTGCGGCATCTCCACCACATGAAAGACCTGACGCTGATGCTTCACCACGCCGTGAATGAAGGCCTCCTCGCGCGGCAGCGGCAGCATGGCGTCGACCTCGCTACCGAAGACGGCGCGTGTCACGGCGTAGATCAGGTCCCAATCGGGATAGCCGCGCGGCAGGCTCATGCTCAGGTGCAGCAGCTCACCCCACGGGTCACCCCGGTCATCCAGGCTGACAATGACCGTCAGGTCATGCGGCCCGCGATACACCTTGCCGGTCGTGGTGGCGATCGGAATCCACTCACCGTGGTGCTTCAGTAGCGCACCACTGGCGAGTTTGAACACGTCGGGCGGCGGCCACAGGTCGCGACCGTGTGCGCGCTTGACGTGCGGCGGAAGGATCAGGCTCATCAGAACGGCAGGTCCTCGATGTCGGTGATCGCGACCGCTTCGCCATTGGTCACTTTCGGGTCGTGGGCGTGGAGCTCGTGGTTAGCGGCCCAGCGCACGCGTTCGGCGGCCGAGCGGGACAATTCGTGCAGCACCAGGTCGCGCAGCGTGTTCGCCGCGGCCCGCATCCCTTCGATCTCGGTGTTGCTCTCGTCCACGTCTGAGTCCCACGTCCACGACGCGCTCAGACCTTCCGAACCGTAATTGCCGTCGGAAAATTTGCGCTCGTAGCTGACAGTTAGCTGGCCCATAAGGACTCCAGGCCGAAGCGAAAGATGCGCTCGATCGTCGGCGCATCCTTCGGATACCACTCGAAACACACGGCACCGCCGCGGCGCATGGATGGCAGCTCGCGCTTCTGGTACTTGCTCAATGTGCCCGTGGCGCCCTTCAGCTCCGACCAGAAATGCTGCCCGAACCCCTCGTGCCACCAGTACCAGTCCGGCACACCTCTGGCTTCGGTGAACCCATCGAGGCGCTCGAGGTGCACGCTCTCCATCACGCCGTCGCTGTCGCGCGTGTGAAAGCCCATCCAGTCGTAGAAGTGCGCGCACGCCTTGACGGCGCGGGTGAACTCCTCCTCGCCGGCGCCCTCGAGGAGCTTGAGCCGCGCGGGCGTGAAGAACGGACCGCGCGCAGGAACGACGCGGTACGCCTGTGGCCGGGCAGGCCCTCGGCGCGTGAGAACGGCGAGTCGCGTCATCGGAGAAATCGGAACCACCGCGCGCACGCCGCGCCGAAGCACGCGCTCGCCAGACACCAGCCGACAATGACCCACGCCCAGCCAGGAAAAAACTCGAACATCATTGCGGGATGGCCTCGTCGACGGCCTCGTCGCTCCAGTACTCGCTGCCCTGCTCGTCAGTGCGCCAGTACGTCGAGCCATTTTCGGCCTCGCGTTCGATATCTTCGACGCGGAACAGCTCAGCGAGCTCCTCGAGGCGCTGGACGATCTGCGCCAGGCTCAGCCCGAGATCCGTGTTGCGTTTGATGGCGTCCCACGAGCCGGCCTGCCAGGCGTCCAGCCACAAGCGCGAGAGCACCTCGGGCGGCACGTCGCGCAGCGCCGCCGCCTCACTGGGATGCCGCTGCAGCCACGCGAAGTACGTCCTGCGCCGCGCGCCCTCGACCGTGCTCACGCGGGCTTCTGGCGCAACCGCTTCAGACGTTGCTGGCGTGCGCGGTGGTTGTCGCGTTCAGCACGCGCGTCGTTGAGACGCTCGGCCTCATACTCCTGGATGGCGGCGATCGGGATCAGGATGCGGCGATCGATACGAATCGCCAGCAGCTCGCCAGTCTGGATCAGTTGCCGCGTTTTGGTGATGCCGAGCTTCAGGACAGCGGCGGTCTCACGTACGGTGAGGTTGACGGGGTCCATCGGCCCCTCATCCGGCCGCGACGGCCGCGAGGTGTTCGGCTTTCTCGCGGGCCAGATATTCGCGAATCGCTTCGCGCACGATGCTGCTCATGGAGACCTGACGCTCCTCGGCGAGCAGCTCGATGGCGTCTGCCTGCTCGTCAGTGACCATCCCCATGACTTGTCGGACATATCGCTCTGCCGCCACGCACGCACTCCTCCCTAGAACAGATATTCTAGTAACAACGGTCCGCCCCAGGCCGCTGCCTGTAAAGAACCCCTGAAGAGAACTTCAAGGTTCTGTGTGTTTTCCACTAAGGACGCTATGCCCACGCGAGAGTTGCGTCAACGTGCATCTATCAACTATGGCGGTGCTCAGCGATGCACGGTATCACGCGGCACAACTCTATGTGCGACATCAACGCAACATCGTCGCGGCGCCGATTGTGACACGCGAATGCCGCTCGCGTTCGGCGGTTTTTTGTGTAGCAATTTGTGTAGCAACGCCGGCGTTGTGTAGCAATTCTGGGCGGTGCTCGGCGGCGCTTTTTGAACTCAAAACGAGGTCCGGCCAGAGGCAAAATAAGAACTGGCACGTCTCGGCGATACCTCTCATTCTGAGTTCAAAATCAGCCTGCTCAGCCATTTTGTGTAGCAGATTGTGTAGCAACGCCGGCCTCAAAGTAAGCCGCCAGACGTGTGCCGGCATCGCTCAGCATGCTCGACGTGACGTGCTGGTAGTGCCGCGTCATGGCCGCCGAGCCGTGGCCCAGGATCTCCTGCACCACCCGATCGGGCACGCCGGCGGCGAGCAGATAGGTGCCCGTCGAGTGCCGCAAGCTGTGCGGGGTGGCGCCCACAATGCCGGCGCGCTCGGCGATCAGCGCGAAGTGGTCGCGCACCGTGCGAGCCGCCAGCGGTCGACCGTCAGCCGCGGGAAAGACCAGGTCGTTCAGAAAGCCACGCAGAGGCCTCTGTCGCTGCGCTGCGAGGGCCTGCTGGGCGAGCGGCACCATCGGGACCGTGCGCCGCCCGTGGCGCGATTTGGGGGCTGCCAGGGCACGCCCCAGGTCGATGGACTGCTGGCGCACCTCGAGCGTCTCGAACCCGACAGCCGCCCAGGCCAGCCCGCGCGCCTCGCCTGGCCGCAGACCGGTGGCCAGCATGAGCATGAACAGGTATTCCATGTCGTCGCCACGCGCCGCTGCTAGGAATCGATCCGACTCGTCGCGGCTGAGCACGCGCGGCTCTTTGTCTTCGGCGTGCGGCCGCTCCACGAGCTGCACCGGGTTGCGCGGGATGAGCTGCCAACGCTCGGCCTGGCTGAGCGCGGCGCTGAGCGTGTTGCGCGCGGCCTGCACGCTGGCCGGGCTGAGACCCTTCGCCAGCAGGTGGCGTTGCAGACGCTGCACATGCTCGGGTCCCAGTTTTACGAGCGGCACCTTGCCCAGAATCGGCACGAGGTGTTTGCTCACGACGTTGGCGTAGCGCACGTAGGTGAGCGGCTTGCGCGCCGGCTTGACCGTGTCTTCGAGCCACTGCTCGAGGTACTGCGCCGTCTTGAGCTGCACGCCGGCGCCGGGTTTGCCCGTGTCGCCCCTGAGCTTGTCGGCGACTTCCTGACGCGTCGTGCCATACAGCATCTTGCGCTGGCCGAAGTCCAGCGAGACGGCGGCGCACCAGACGGTCCTGGTGACGAGGGTGCCGTCCTTGCGCGTGTAGCTCTGCTCGCGCTTGTAGATGGAGCCCTCGCCATTGCCGCGGCGACTCATCACAGCACCTTCGAGGCGATGAACAGCAGCAGTCCAATGATGATGCCGCCGTAGACGGGCAGCAACAGGTTGAACATCTGGCGAGTCTGGGCGTGAACGGTTTTCTCGAAGCTGGTTTCCAGCCGCGCAAGCGCAGCCTCGAGTTCAGGATGAGTGACGTAGTCGGTGGTCATGCCTCGGATGGCTCAGTTTCGCGTTCGCGTTCGGTGACGTAGCGACGCAAGGCGTAGATCACGAGCGATGAAAAGGTGCGATCTTCGCTCAGAGCGACGTCGATGGCGCGCTTTCGCAGCGTCGCGGGAAAGCGGATGGTCACCGCAACGGTATCTTCTGGTGGCTCAGGTGCATCGGCGCGACGTCGCGGCATGGTGCGTGTACTGGACATGCTAGCCATTGTACGACGCTCCGAGCTATTTCGCCACCTATTTGGTTGCATGAGTAACCGTCATCGTGTATAGTGAAGGAGTGACACACAAAGGGCAGGCCAGCGTCGTAACCGCCGACCTGCCCGTGATCAACACCCTGGACATGAGGGCATCGACCAATGACAACCGTACTGCTTCCCGAGACTGACCCGCGCGGCCCCAAGGCCGTCGCCATCGCCACCGATAGCGGCCAGTGGCTCAAGTGCCGCACCCGCGACGGGCGCAAGGCGTACGGCATCCGCTCAAGCCGCGACTCGAACGAGGTCTACTTCACCACGCGCACCAGCTGCACCTGCTACGACGCCCGTCGCCACGAGTGCAAGCACATGCTGGCCGTCCAGTTGCACTGCGCTCTGGTCGCCGAGCAGCAGGCCTCCTCGAAGGTCGTCGACATCTTCGCCCGCTTCGAGCAGGACGATCGACCACTCCCCACGGCCGACCTCTCGCGCATCCTCGGCCGGACAAAACCGCGCCGCGGCGTCATCCCAGCCGCCCAGATCGAGCGGGAGGACTGAGCCATGCCAGCCCCGCTCCAGCTCACCAGCGCCGCCAGCCAGTACTTCGCTTGGAAGCACCACCACCCGCGCGAGTCCGAGGACGCCGCCGCGGTGTGGGGCGCCGCCTGGCGCGCCGGCGGCCGCGCGGCTTTGCAGGACAGCGCCCGCCTGGTCGACCTGGTCCCCGTGCTGCGCGAGCTTTTGTGCCTGCTCGAGGACGGCCGCGTCGAGGACGTGCTCAGACGCACCGATCGTCGCGCTCTGCCCATCTTCGAGGATGAGGAGGTGGCCTTCTAGTCATGCGCATCTGCCCTGGTTGCAAGGTGGCACTCCTGCCGAACGCCTTTTCCAATCCGAAACTGCCCTGCCGTCCCTGCCAAGCGGCTCGCACTCGCCGCTGGTATGCCGAGCACGCCGCCCTCGTGGTCGCGCGCGTACGGCAGATCGAGATCGACAATCCTGATCGGAAGCGATTGTTGGGCCGGGTCAGAAAGAGAGTCGCAGATGCGGTCCGGCGCGGTGATCTCATCAAACCAGATCACTGCGAGAACGGACACGAGGGGCCCGTGGAAGCTGCGCACTACGACTACAGCGAACCGCTCCGTGTTCGCTGGCTGTGCCGATCGTGTCACCGACTCTGGGACCGCCAGCAGCCGAAGTACAAGGAAGCACTCTGATGGCCATGAACGGACGCGTGCCGACCGAAGAGGTCGAGGGCGTGGTCGAAGCCACCAACGCGAAAGGTCTCAAGATTGGCGGTGCCTGGGTCAACGTGTCGCAATTCCGACCGGTCGAGCTGCCCGAGACGG